TTCCAAACGTCTGACGTGGCCGAATCACTTGCTTAATACGATACAAACGCTTACTCCACAACTCACCATCATTCGTGACACGCTGTTTACGCACCCTGACAGTGTCTCCCACTTTGAATGTCGGAGGTTCTGAACGTGCTGATGCTCGCTCTTTTGTTCGCGTTATAATCTGCGACACATCGTCTCCCGTCGCATCGTGTGCCTCTGTTGGTGTCACGCCGATTGTTTCTTGGATTGCTTCATTATAGTTCTTTACAAGTACAGGCAACAACGAAGGCCAATCTCGTGTATTAGTGGTTCGCATTGCCAGCCGAATCATTCCTTTTAGCACACCATTGAATCGCTCTACTTGCCCATTGCTCTGTGGTTTACCTGCGAGTGACAATATCTGTTTTGTACCGTGCTTCCGCAGCACTGCTCGGAAATCAGGGTTGATAAACTCAGATCCTCTGTCTGAACGAATCGCACCGACTCTTCCTGATTCACTCAGCAGTTTATCCATCGCTTTCGCCACTGTCTCTTTTCGTTTGTTCTTCAACGGTTCCGCATACGCACGCTTGCTGAATAAATCAATCCCTGTGAGAATATACTGCCACCCATTGATTGCCAGATTCTGTAAATCCGCGAGGTCAACCCCCATTATCCGATTAGGTGCTCTCACCACCGTAGAGCGAACAATGCGTTCCCTTTTGGGTCTCTGAAACATCTGCCACGACTCCTGCTTGCGTAGCCACTCCATCGTCTGTGCCTGTGTCAGCGGCTTTCCGGCTTCCTCGTTTGCCCTCTTCCACAAGCGGTCGCGCCCAAATACAAAATGCTGGTTGTAGTATAAATCATACAAACGCTGCCCCTGTTCTTTCGTAAGTTCCTCAGGCATCTATTACGAATATTATAGTTTTCGGTTGCTACATTTTGTAGCATACGAATACATGTGAATCTTTTCACTTTCAACCAAGCAGAGCATGGAGGTCACCGGCAGTCAACTTAGCCCCACCTAGTCTTACCAACTCACCGCCCTTTGTAGAACGCTTATTCCCCTTACCCTTGCCCTTTCCAGCCCCAAGCCTATGAGCAATAGACCCAATAGTAGTAGCATCGCCCGCATACTGACTGATACCAGGAAGGTTGCGTACGCTGCGTATAGCCGCCCTTACAGCAGGCTGTGATATCCACCGGTATCCACGATTTCCTACATTCCAGAGATCAGTCCAGAATGACCCACCAAGCACACGATGAAGTGTGTTGTCCTCAACCGCATACTGGATAGGAGACGAGAGCAACTTCTCCGGTGATACACGCGGGGCAAAGTCGGAGAAACTGCCATCCTTATCTACGATGAAGTTGTCGTAGACTGCGTACATCTCAACCGAGCAGGTCTCATCAGCACTAGCACCAGCAATAGACACCTGAACACCAACATTCAGCGTCTTGTTGGCGTTTGACATTGTCCCCTCTTGGAGACCCATATCAGACGGGCGGAAAAATAAAATACTTCCAGCCCCGTTGTTCGCAGTCTGGGGGAAGGCACGCTGGCCGGCAAAAGTGGCAAAACGACGGTTGTACCCGTTCTTGGAAGACAGTGAATACAACTGGTACTGGTTCATGTTTTGGAAAATGGCCTGACGGTTGTCCATATCAACACTCACACCCGTAATCGGGCAGTAGCGAACCGTACCATACGCAGCACGAGGGCGTCTCACCATAAGTACAAACATACTGGGAATCCCATTGATAGTGGTCGTGTTTAGGTTAAACGTAGATCCGGCAACCGGGACGAGCGTTGACTGGCGCGCAATCTGTGTGGTACGGGGGGAGTTATACACAAGAGAACCAGGTATCTTCTCTACCAGCGAGGGCGCCCAGGTACGAACAAGGAGAGAGTGACGAGCACTCACAACCGTAGCAGCAACACCGGCGACAGACTGGTTAATGTTAAGGGCGTTGATCATATTCTGGATATTGAGTGTCAGTATAAATGAGTTAATGTCCTTAAAGGGCTGGGCATCACGAGGTGTCTGCCACTGGAAAGAATCGGAAGTAATCATTTCTTCCAGGGTAACCGTTACATCTAGTTCGGTGTTCACGGCAGTGTCAGCATACGACACAAGGTACTGCGCACCAAGTCCACGGGTCTTTACAGCATCTACAGCATTCGCCCCCGTCTTGAGGGGGTCCTGGAGCATATTAGAATCAAAAACTTCATATGCGTCCGGGAGGGAAGCCTGGGTGATAAGGGCAAGGTCCATCGGGTCCATATTCGCAATCTTGGCATCAAGTGTTGCCGCAATCTGAGTGGTAGTCTGGTAGCCATTGATATCCACAGTTCCAGTTTGGAGGTAGCGGTTTACGGGGAAATCAGATACACCAAGTTTGTCTGAGATCTGAGTCAGGCGGGCATTGAGGTCACCAGCGGTAAGACCGGTAAGACGGAATGTAATGCGACTGCGCAGTCTGGGAGTTGATTCAACCAGTCCAGCCGGAAATCTCGTGTTCCATTCAACATTACCAGCAATACTGGTTTCACCGCTTGACGGCGCTATCTCACGGTAAGTGTCCGCAGCGGTACCAACATGGGAACCAATGGCGGCGTTTTCAGGTGTCACCCAATCCATAGACTTAGGGGCAAGTAGCACTGTCTTCATCTTTGAGGGGTCCATGGTTACTTTCTACAAGGGCTACAGAAACTTTTTTCAATCTTACTTGTTACGCTGAAACAGCAACTTCACAGTTACTGATCCCTGAGGTGGAACCAATATCTTGTGAAACACACCATCAAAACCAACCCAGTTAAACGATAACGTGAACGATCGTAAGTCCACACCAGTTGTCAAGTTGTGCCACCGTTGGTCAGCACCCTCGGGGAGATAGAATAGAGCCTGAATGGACTGGTTGTTCACCTGCGTATATTTGAAATCTACGAGGAACGACCCCACCCCATCAGCGATGGAAAACCCAGTAGACGGAGGGTCTATCAGTTCGTACTTGACCGGTAGGCCATTTGACTTTACAGCAATCCGTCTGACCGGGGAAAGAAACTCTAGTGTCGCGTTAGCCTGTTCAAAATCATCACCTTGAATGTCCAGAACATACCATCCAGCGTCTGTGTCTAGGATAATATCAAATGTGTTGAGAGCGAACTGGAAACTGTCGTTTACCAGCGTGTCATACGCTCCACGATACGCCGCAGTTGTCACCACGTGAAAACGGTGTGTATCCAGGTCATATTCAAAACGAGGTCGGTCAACTTCAGCAATCCCAAGTGATGATGCTAGATTATCAAATGCCAAATCAATCCCCGAAGCAACATCCTTGTATGAATACAAATACCTGTCCGCATCGCCAGTTCCCTGCTCATAAAAGTCACGAATACCAGTAAAACTTGACCAATCCACAATGTACTGCGAAACAGCACCTCCACCCACTGGCCGCATCCCGATCTTCCATTCATTCCGTGTTGTGTCAAATAGGGGAAGTCGTGCGCCGTGAAGATCAAATCTTTCTACTGCTGTAACTACGTCCGCAACATCCTTTAAGATTGGTATGCTACGGTTGATACTGACCGTAGCATCAATCGGATAATCTGGGTTTCCTTCCAGCGTTCCATTTACGTGGTCATAGTCAATACCTGCCATTATGATTCTACTTATCTATCGGTTTATTTCCAAAGGGTTGCGACTGTGTCGTCTAGTCCCAGTTTCATCTTTTTCCCAGCAAATCGTAATAGTTGGTCATACTGGTCATTCGTCAGTTTTTCATATAAACACCGATTTAAACTATGCCTACCACACGTCGCAACTCCTGCCTTCTGAGATTGATGCTTGTGATGACTGTAATCCACATTCCACCCACTATCCAATAAATGGCGAATCAGCGTATTCTCCTTTTCATCATACAGCGCATCCTTGTTTCTCGCGAATGATTTCTGTTTGTCTGGTTTGATACCGTAGGGGTCGTAGAAAAACACCGTCTTTGTATCAGGGTGCTTGACCAATGATACGTAATGTCCCGCTACGGAGTTTCCACGTTTTAGATTTGGATAAAACAGAATCACGCTGTCCGCATTTCCAAATACGGAATCCAGATTACGAGCACGTATTACCTCGTCGTATTCTACCACTGCTGGACTTCTTCCAGATGTCTTAGGGTGTGTCTGCCACATAAACGTTAGTTCACGTGGGGATAACGACCGATAACTTTCTGCCAGTCTCGGTGTCGCTCTAGCCATTCTAATATCCATTCACTAATAACCATCGGGGAAGTTCTATGGTTGAGACATAATGATGCGTTTTCACCTCATTTAAGTTTATCCCGGACAATCATAGAGAGTTCAATATGATGATAAGCCGTTTACCATGTAAGGATAACATGTGTATGCGATGGAGGGGTGTATGTATTGATGGGGAAAACATATACAAACCTGAAGGATATATGGATATTCCGAACATTGTACACACGGGTAAAACGTTACATATGAGAATCAGACGAGGATACGAATATGATAAGTATGGTTGCCCCTATTTTATAAGAAAAAACATACCTGAACCAATGTCATTCATTGATTTTATGAATGATATGGGTATGCTTCTACGAAGTTGTTGGAACGAAGAAAAGGACTATATCGTAGTTGACAAAGTTATGAAAGAAGACGAAGACTTTTTTTCCGTGTACGTACATTACGAATAGTTACCAACGGTTCACCCGAAACCATTGAATCCAAAAACGTAGCATAGCCGTTGGCTCGTGTTTATAATACACAAAGATACTAGCACCACTAAACCGAACCAGTTTCACCCGACTCATATCTACCGATACATTTGTTCTTCTAAGAGAATATCTCATATTCAATAGAAAATGACGTATAAGCGCACAATCCGTACGCATCAGCGCATCGCACCCTGCCTCCAGAAAACTGAATCCGCAATCCAGGCTCTCGCAAATGAGATTTACGGAAAGTTTAAGATTAACAGCAAGGAACTACGCCATCTCGCACAGATACAATCGGGGATTCGCCTGCTAATGAACGATATGGTGCTTGATCTTGCGAAACTCTCCGACGATGCTGATGCCAATGGCATTTACGCCGTGGAAGTGGACGAAGACGAAGTTGACGATGAAGATGACGACACCTCGTCGATTGTCTCCAGAAATACAATCCAGGACTTGCTCAATGTCTAGCGACATACAGTCCATTGGCTTTTACGTATCGTGATGCTTCGGGAAGGGTCATACCCATCTTGTTCATTATATCGCGAACCAGTGTACCACGCTTAGACATAGAACCGCAACGGTTTAGCCTCTTAGGAATCGGAACGGGGGCTGGTTCTTCAAACTCTTCTTCATACACTACCGGCGCTGGCGCTGGTGCTGTACGGGTTCGCCTGTTTCGTCTTGACCGACGAAGTATCACGGCCTCTGCCCCACCGCGGACCATCTCCGTATCCCCACCACAATGCGGACACGTACCACAGCCTCCACGCATCCGTTTTTCGTGTTCCTCCTTTCGCTTCCGAGATGCCTCGGCCTGACTATGAAGGAGTTCAGTCGTCGTGCTCTTTCCCGAGTTTATCCTCGGTTTCGTCTTGAGCAGTTGCTTAACACCCGCCTTGGCTACACCCTTGAGAGCAGATGCTCCCGGAATCACAGCAAAAGCCCCATCAATCAATGCCTCCTTTGTTGCCTCCCCCGCGTTATACGCCCGGTGATGCTGAAGTGCGTCAATACCTTCTTTTGCGTATGCTCCAACCACTGGAATACTGCCTACGATACTCTTTCCAATGTTCGCGAGTGTGTCCCAGAATGACCCACCGCTTATCTTGTGTTGCTTGCTTGCTTGTGTCACCACTTTAGATGCCTCGGCCTTGCTCAGACCAGTTAACTGTTGAACATACGCTACTGCCTTTGCCCGCTGTCCCTTGGTTAGTCTGCGTGTTTTTGTTGCCTTTCCAGCACCCACGATGTTAAAGTTTTTGTCTAGATGTACCATACTACTATACTCACTACATTTTATATAGACCACCGACCAATACCGCAGAATAGCGTCGTCCACTCAATGAAGGTGATTTGCTTAGGAAGTCGTACGGAACGGTTGCCACTACCTCGGAACCCTTAGAAATCTCAAACCGGTTGTTGAATATCTGTACGGTGTGTACTTTTCCCGCCGTACCAGTCTTGGTTTCCCAGACAAAGTCCTTACCTGTTGAATCTACTGTACGATTACCCGATGCGTCATAGACATATTCAGGATACGAAAAACTCTGATCTGTGCGGAAGTCCGTACTCGTTGTCGCCTTAAATACCGTATCGCTACGAATCAGTGTGTCTGTCTGACGACACGCCATTCCGGGAATAGCCGACGGACACAGCAAATCACCGTTGCGGATTGAGCCAGCCTCATCGCACACCCACATCATACCTTCACCACCCTGGTTTACAAAGGCCACCTTCTTGTCGTTTGCCTTCTGGGGCTGGGTATCTGTGTAACGCTGGAGCCAGTCGTTGTCGTCCTCGCGTATCACGTCTTGTCCAGTAATAAAGTCATATGGAGACAGCACACCATATACAGCCGACTTGTTGCTCTGGTCCGTGAGTGCTACTTCAAAATGAGCCTCTGACAGATGAGGAGGGGCAATATAAGAACCGACTGATGAAACCAGTAGGCCGTGGTGAGATTTTCCGTATGAAAAAGGGACTCTTACCGGGTGCTGTAGGGTAGCAAAATATGCTTTCGTCGCCGCGATTCGGCCATACGTAATAGCCGATGATGAGGGCGTGGGCTCCGAAGAACCAAGCATGTACAACCACGTTTTTGAATCACGATGTCCAAGTTGGAGTCGGAGGTAGTTCGCCTGACCACCGTCTAGAGCATCGCCCCCATTTATTGGGGCTGGGCCCAATGAAACAGTCCCAGATTGGATGAAGTTACTTCCGCTAGGAACCGTCAGATTCCCATTTAGAACCAGTGGACCATCACATATTTGACCAAACGTGTTTAGTGTGCCGTCCATAGTCACAGTTGAGCCAAACGTCGTAGGGACAGATACGTCCACTGTGTCCGCGATTGTTATCGTGGAATCATCCCAGTTTACCTTTCTCTGATTCCCTGCTTTACTACCTCCCCAAACACGTAAGGACTTTTCAAAGTTATTAAGGCCCATTCCTACTGCGCTGTCTTCATCGGTGGCATTGATTTCTATTAGTGCCGCGTCTGCGGGAGTGGTAACCTCTCCTAGTTTGATACACGTCCTATAACCAGAAGATATGACCGTCCCAGTAACCTCCAGATCCTGGAGGTTAACATCGTTGAAAGAGAAATCCAGACCCCCTGGGATAACTAGAGGACCATTCACCCTGAGTTCGCCGTTCACAGTCACAGTTGAGCCAAACGTCGTAGGGACAGACACGCCCACTGTGTCCGCAACTGATATTGTGGAATCATCCCAGTTTACCTTTCTCTGATTCCCTGCTTTACTACCTCCCCAAACACGAAACGACTTTTCAAAGTTATTAAGGCCCATTGCTACTGCGTTGTCCTCGTCGGTGGCATTGATTTCTATTACTGCCGCATCTGCGGGAGTGGTAATCTCTCCAAGTTTAATACACGACCTATATCCAGAGCCTAATACTGTTCCAGTAACTTCAAGGTCTGTGAGATTCACATCGTTAAATGAGAAATCCAGCCCCCCTTGGAGGTTCAGCGCACCACCAATCGTTAAGTCTCCAACGGTTGTGATACTATTCACATTGACATCAAGATCGCGAGCGTTCACAAGATTTGATATAGCCATAGTATGTCTATATAAAAACAGATAATAAATCAGAGGGTGTGTATGAGGTTTAGTCGCTTACGAACCAAGTCCTCCAGCCCCTCATACGAGTTGTAAATCTGAACCGCCTTGCGTGGTACAGCCTCAAGGAACTCATCTCTTCTCAATCTGAGGGCGTCCATATCATCTGGGAACCGCTCAAGGATTTGGGCGAAAAAGTCTTTTCCCGGGCAGGCAATAATGGACGAATCGTATCGGAAACGTGATGCCCACGCCCAGCACGACGTGATGAAAAGGACCTTCAGACCACTGTTCTTCTTCAACTGATTACGCATAAAGGCCAGCACCTTGTCCGCACACTCCGCATAGTAGATAGACTCTTGGAGAAAGTTTCCAGAGTCTTGAGACATCCGCAGGCGTGAGAGTTCCTTATCGTCACAGACGGTGCTCAGATACTCATCAACATCAACAACTAGGTATTGCTTCTGGCTTGCCAGACGGTGATATAACAGTGATTTACCTCCCTTGCTTGGTATACAAAGCACGTGCTTCTGGATTTTACACGCCTTACGCATGTGTTCCTTCCAACAACCCCTCGCGACATAATACGCAACTGGTAATAGCACACTTGCTCCCTGAACTACGCCAGGAATCGCGGCTTCCATAATACTCTACCAATGATACGATAAAATCAACGCGTGTGTTTATATTCGTCCACGAGAAGATGAACGGCGTTCCTTCCCGCTGGCCGCGGCGCGAGAACGGGTTTTGCGAGGAGATGGACCAGAAGATGCCGACGCCGCTGCCGCTGCCGCTGCCGCTGCCGCTGGGCGCTGTCTACGACGGGTAACTCCCGTTGACGGAGGTGTACGTCCTCTCCTGCCCGGATTGACTGACCGAGAAGGTGATGGTTCCAGAGCGAGAGCGGGAGCCGGAGCGGGAGCGGGAGCAAGACCGGGTGAAAAAAACACATCAAGCGCCGCATTTCTTACACGCGCTGGCACCGGCTGTTTCGGCAATCCAATCGTAACTCCAAGGTTTGAAAGATGAGTAAAGGCAGAATGGGCAGTCCCCCCGTCAACTCTCCCCCCATCAAATAACAAAAGGACATGCGTCCCCATTTGGGTGATAAAGTTTGAAATCTGTTTCATCAGTTTCGGCGTAACACGCGCACGAGCCAGTAGAGTACGCATCTTGGTGAAAAGATTCACTGACCCTCCTGGGTCGGATTCAAGATTCTTTATTAACTCATTGCCATAGAGTCGCAACTCTTGCCTGGCTATTCCAGTTGATATTCGCTCATTGCTGGGGAGGTATTGCCCTTCATCAAACATCGCCTCGGCAATCTCTGCTTCACGGTTTTCCTTCTCCAGTTTGCGACGGGTATCGGCTGCGTCAAGCATCATTTGGTTTCGTCGGGCGTATGTACCCGCCTGCTCATTCGCACGCTGACGCGCATAAGAAAGTAGTATATCCTGTAAGGCACTGCTACTCATTATTCCTGTGTACTATAATAGTAATATAAAAATGATTCTGTCGCCTCTAATCAAGCGGCGGTTTGACGATTTCAACCAGAAGTTATTCGGCCTTGTGGATGTCCCGAATCACGACCTGATTATGAATGGCTCCTATCCGTACTCGCCCTGGGCTGGAGACGTTGACCTATATACGGCTCTTACCGCCAAAGATATACCCAAGGTATGTGACATTGTAAAACAGTTGGCAAAGTCAATGGATACCATGATACTGTATAAAGTCCGCATCGGTGAAACGATCATACACGGCGATTTTCAGGCAGTGCTCAGTGATATAAAAACGGTAAAACGACTCATTCAACAAGCACCAAGGGGCAGAAAATGGATAAAACCCAACCTTCTCCTTTTCACTGGAACCGATATTGAAGAAGTCTCAATCCTGTACAATATGGACTCTGCGAAGCCGCTTCCACCCAACGTAATCATCTCCAACATTAAAGACGATATCGCAAAGTATGCCAGCGTCCCGGATTACTACAAGATGCTCAAGCGGGAAAAACTCCTGCTAAAACCTGGCTCTACGAGGTACCGATACATTGAGAAAATCCTGAATGACTCAACAAGTGGGCAGTTATACCTTGCGAGAGTGCGGGCTGAAACTCTGGAAATCGCTAAGAAACTGCCATTCTCGAAACAACAAATACGGACTGCCCTTGGTTCTCTGCGACAGTTAGTCCAGGTACGCTTGGATATGCCAGATACTCCAGTTACAATGAAAAGTCTTAACAACACGGCGACAGTGTTGCGTCAGCGCCTCAATGATACTCTCCGCTATAGATAGATGTTCACACGAGGACTTAATGGTACAGCCGTTGCGATGATTGTAAACAATAATACAGGCGAGTCAACACCAGACCCGATTCTCAGGTACGACACAGAAGCAACTCCCAATGAGACCAATACACTTGTTAAAAACGCGATGAATCCTGGCGGGAAACTCGTTTCAGCAGTAGCACCACGAGGGACAGAATACGAACTTATACCTCCCTCTCTTACGAGTAAGCGAGAACGTGATGTCTATTTCCTCTCGGGAAGGGGTGGGGCTGGTAAATCGTACCTGTCTGCTTCGTTAATGACATTCTACAGAAAGTGTAAGAAGCGTGTATTTGTCATCACAGATATCCCTGACCCAAAGTTTGGCGATTGTCATTATCTAGATATTCACACACTTGTGGGAGTAAACAGTACATTTGAGGAAGAGAAGCGGTTGTATGAGGCGGCTAAAATCAAATTTAAGTATCGCAAGAAGCAACTGGAAGACGAAGACGACGTGATGGCGCTGGAGATTGCGTTACATCAGATGAAGCCGGATCCCTCTAAAAAAACCCAGATGGAACTACGACTATCGCAGGAAAAACTCAACACATTATTCCAAGATTCCGTGGTGCTGTTTGATGATTACGAGAATAACAAGGACGCAAAACTGATTGGCTACCTGCGCGACCATCTGCTCACCAAAGGCCGACACTCAAACACTTCACTGATTATATGTAATCACTTGACCAACTTCAGAAGTGATTCACGACTTATTATGGGAGAAACTAGCAACTTTGTGCTATTCAAGAAGAACACAGCATACAGCCGAAGTTATTTTATGAAAACATACCTAGAGTTCACCCCTACGCAAATCAAGATAGCACAAAACTCTTTCAAAAACTCAAGATGGTTGTGTATTGATAGAGACCTAGATATTACGATTACTCAACAAGCGGCGTGGGCAGATTGATATTTATCCGAAATACACCTTTATAACGCGAATAAGATGATTACCATAGAAATCTGCTGTTGTAAAACCGTTCATAAATGCCAGTGAGAACTTCTCAGGTCTAACTACCTGCCAGATTTCAAAACCGAGTACATGTACGTCGTCGGTTGTGTCAATCTCACGCGATACGCCCCCGTCGCAGTCTTTGTGGCAAACTTCACAATATTGTCTTTCGTATTCATTTCACGCAGAGTTGACTCTGCGTTCGTGTTAGCCTCCTCCAGTGTATCAAAATGATACCGCGTAGGAAACATACGTACATCATCAGCATCGCTCGCGTCCTGAATAACCATCACAACACGGTAATAAACACTCATTATCTCTATTAAGCGCCTGACAGATTTAGCCCGAGATAAAACTCGGCCATATCCTTTTTGTAGCGTACAAATAGAACACATTAAAAAATGGCAGCATCTGGACCTAGTAATATGGAGATAGAGGAAATAGAGGCAGCCGACGCGGCTGGTCTGCCTCGTATTATTCGCGTTCCTCGGCACCGGTTTATTAGTGAGAACGAAAGAGCAGTGTTGAGAGAGGCAGCAGCCGCGGCTGGTCTGCCTCGTATTATTCGCAATCGTCGGCCTCCTCGTAGTGCTACAGCAGCAGTCCCACTAGCCGCAGCAGACACTCCTACTCTACCTCGGCGTATTCGCGTTCGTCGTCGTAGTTCCAACGAGAGAGCAGTGTTGAGAGAAAAGATGGAGGAGATGGAGGCAGAATCTCGTCGCTTATCAGGTGAGGGGTGTGGACGGTGTCGGAATCACCCCAAGCCAACACGCAAGCAGTCCGCAACGCAAAAAAAACGTCATGAACGTCTAAAGAAACTCATGAAAGCCACAGGGATGTCTCTACCCCAAGCATCGCACTGGCTCAAAGTCAATGGATATTGAAACGATGGCATTTTCTCGTTGTTGTGTTAATAACACAATCACGAAAAATAACTTTGAAAATGTATGTGAATGGGGTGTTTCAGGGTGTTTAGGTGTGAGTTCGGGACGTTTTTAGGTTTTTGTGCCTCACATTTGACATCTGACCCCTAAACTGAAATGTCATTTGTGAGACACCTTAGGGTTGATAACATATTCACTCAACCATCTCCACCACATCGGTTGACAGGTGGCCAATGACCTCCGCGTGGTCTGTTGTGAGGAACCCAACACGCTCGCGGTTCCCATTGATTCGTACCTGTTTGGTTTTGATTGAGAGCAATGACCAACGTTTCAATAGGCTATTGATTGTTTTTATCACGTAGCCATCGCCACCCCGTGCGTTGATACCGGCGAGACTCTTCCATTTGGCCCCATTGGTTTTGATGAGATTGGTGAGACGCACTAGACAAACTGGTGTGATTGCTTGATCAACTTCTGGTAAATCAGCCCTCACTTGTTCAAAGATTTCAAACTCTTGGAATGTCGTTTTGTAGTAGATGTCAAGTTGCTCTCCTTGTACTGGTTTCGTGGCTGGATTGTGGAACCACCTGGTGAACACCAAGGGCTTGAGGTTCCTTCCACATTCGGTGAGTTTCCACAGTTTCTCAGCGTTAGGAACAACTTCCATTCCTATTGTTTGTAATAACTGGTGTTTCCGCAGTGATAGTTCGTCCATTTCTGAAAAGTCGGTATCACCTCCGTTGTCTCGGCGTGTCTTGAGGAGGTCTGCCATTACGGGAAGTATCGTGGGAATATCATCATACAGGATTGTATCAGCGCCGAGATTTAAACCTACTTTTACCTCGGTTGAGTTGACAGTCTCCACCGTGTATCCGAGTTTACCAAGGAAGTATTGGAAATAATCAGCGAACACACCACAACCAACATTACATTCGGTACGATTATGAACGTACAGTTGCCTTACCTGTTCAGATGAAACAACGCAATGGGGGACGTCTGCCCAGTGTTTGTGAATCAGATATCTCTCTAGGTCTGTTTTTATCATTGGTTGTCCATTGAGTCTGCGGTAATCAGGTTTTTTAACGTGGAACCAATAGTCAGTGGTTGTTTTGGTTTGCCTGACTCTCCACATCGCCTGTGCTGTATCTCTTGCGGTAGCCGAGGAGGATGTGGTGTACAGTAAGCGATGGTCAAAGTATGGTGTAGATTGGTCAATGCCGATGGTAATCGTCGGTGATGTTATTACAACCTGAACTTTTTGCCATTCTTCTTCCGCATTTTTCAGGGTTTCTCTCGTGGTATTCGCGATGTCACGGTGGTATACAAGGTGTGAAATCCCATTTTCCTTGAGAATAGGAACAAATCTATCGTTGATGAGTTTCTTGCTATGACACACAAAGTAGAGGCGTTTGCCTTGCTTAATCAGTGCTGTGAACATTTTTTCAAAATCAAGAGGGTCTTGGAATCGTTGAATGGTCTTGGGTGTGTACTCTGTGGCGTGATACAAGATATGGGTTGGTTTTTCAATATGCGAGAAGAAGTCAATAGAACGTTGGGTAAGAAATGCGTCACCACCGATAACATAGTCGGCTTTTTGAATGTAGTTGGTGAACTGTGTATGGTGGTCCATAAACTGTTGTTTGTTCGTTGGACTTGTGTACGAGTGAAGAATCGTCTCAATCTCGTCGAGAATGACAATATCAAACTTTCGTCGGTTGAGTCGGTGTAGACTTTCAATGGAGCATACAATCCACGGTAGGTCAATGTCTCCCTTGGATTCCGTATAACAAGGAAATCCAAGGCGACCCGCGATGGACAGGGCGTATGAGATGCGAGGTGCTATGACGAGAACAGACGCTGTGTCATATTTGTGTATGAAGTCTTTAAGTTGATGTGTTTTCCCAGACCCCATACCTGAATGAATGAGCAGGATTGAATCCTTGATAGGTTCCAGGGGTGGAAGGTGTTTCCCACCAAGCGTATGTTGAACAGAAGCCTTTGAATAGTGAAACTGCTTGATAAGTTGGTCAGATGATGGTTTGAATAGTGTATAGGTGTCTGGAGAATGTTGTTTTGCGATGTAAACAAGAGAGCCAAGTCCGACTCGTTTGTTGTTCTGGTTGACATTATCCCATACTCTCGCACAGTCTTGTACGCCTTTGTACTTATGAGATACAGAAGACCATTTATCAAACACGGAGAATCCGATGCCTTCGTGTTTCAGAATGGTACCAACCTTTGCCCAAGTGTTAAACTCGCAATCGGGTGAAATGAAGCGGAGAATGTGCTCAACCTCGTTGGCTGGGGGTGTCTCACATTTGACATCCATCTCCCTAAACTGAAATGTCATTTGTGAGACACCTTGGGGGGCAGTTTTCTTGGAGGTGCGTGTGTTAAGAGGCAAAGGAGCAATCCCCGCGAACGTACGCAGTCGTTCTTGAGACATTGTTGGTCGGCGGTCTAGGGGTATGATTGAATGGATTGTGTAGGGTGGTGATGTGGAGTTTATGTTAATGAGGTAGTTGTCAAGGAAGAATGAGTCATCATCAACCGGTACCAAGACTTGGGTTTTCTCGTATCCAGCCTGGAATGGTAGGCGAAAGTTCTGCCAGCGACTGTAAACCTTGGGGTCAATCACGCCTGTCTCATTCACAAAGAGTGTATCATTGTCTCCCGTGGAGTAAATGGTTTGAAAGGTGTGAGAGGCAAATGCGAGAAGGCATTCTTGATTCTTGAATACCAGGGATGGTAGATTGATATGGTAGGAGTGTTTGTATTGTTTGTCGGCAAGTACGCGTGAAGCCATAGAAATGTACATTTTGTGGTCGGGAATCACCTTGCGGATATGGTCTATGATTCGAAGGAATCGTGAAGCGTCGCTTTGGGGTGCTATCCATTCAATGTCAAAGTACATTCTGACGTGACCAGATGGAGTCTTGACCATCTCGTACATTTGCCGATTGGTGGAAATGTGTTTTTCTAGTTCGTTGACTGTAACGATGTAAAAGTTTTTCGCAGATTTGTTGATGTCATACGCAATGGGAATGCGGTTTATTTTGTTGAGAACGAATGGTTCAATGGGTTTGCGTGTTTCGCTTTCTTGGTAAAATCGCATAAGTGGAGTTTTCACATGTGGTGTTGTTGTAGTAGGAAGTGTAATCGTTTGTTTAGGGAGTGCGTCCCACAGTCCGTAAGGAATCGGCATCTGAGATGTTTTGTCAGTGTCAATGGAGATGTCTAGTCCATCACCACCAAACACCTCAGAAAGGACGCGACCGGTTTGAATAGTACCGGCACACCCAGGGGGCAAAGAGAAGCGGTATTCGGTAGATTGATGAAGGTCGTATAGAATAGACAGGACTTCTTGCGTCTCGTTGTTGTGGACTCGGCAGATGATGGTCATTATCTCTACCATGTGTTATAAACTTATTCAGCGGGCTTGCCTTAAGCCTCCGTGTCCGGGATTTCGGGCTCGGCTTCGGCTTCTCTCTTGACCTTGAGTCTGGCGCGATATTCACGCTGCTTTTGCGCGTGGTATCCCTTGTGTGTTTCGCGGTACTTCTTTGCGTAGTTCCTTGCGTATTCTTTGCGCTTGAGTAGCGCCTGAATATCCTTAAGTGTGACTGTATCCATCTAGTAGTGATACGGTTTTTAACCTTAGGCCGAGATGGTTCATTTTAAGCACACCGCGTCCAGGCCTAAGGGTTATTATCGTATGTCTATGTAGAGAACCAAATGCCAATAAAATACACCAGAACCCTGGACAATCATAAGGAATGGAGCAATCAGGTAAAGACTCTGGAAAAGCAACAGAGTGAACTGCGGGCTTCGGTCTCAAGGCAGTATCCGAATCGTCATGCGATCAACATATTGCTGTCACGAATGGGGGGATTAATGACGGAACTGAAATCACAGTTAGATGGTGACTATCACACGCTAATCACCGAATCCCAGTTTCAAGAACTTGGGAATATCTATTATGCCAAGGAGCCTGTTGCTGAGACTACGAGAAGAAACCGCGGTCCGGGTATTTTCATAGGCGGTCGCCCACACGGAGACTGAGAAAAGCAGGACAGGGTGAAATAAGTTTATGTTTTTGGTTAGAATGATTATCATTCAATCAAAATCTTCCAGGGCTCACGACCCCCACAATATCTCAAACGACCCATCTGGGTTGCTATAGAATCCTTCAAAAAATCGGTGATGGGTATTGACTGTCTCATTCATGTTTCTTGTATTGAACTCATGGTCTCGCATACAATCACAGAGTTCTCTGACGGTGAATCCTTCCTTATTTTTAGCACAGTAGAATGAGTAATGTGTGTTATTTGTAAGTACGATGAAAGGCTTACGGTAAACAATCGTGTTATATACGTGATTTTCGTCAACGACATCTGGGATTTCTGATGTGTACGTCAGCCCATTGAGTTTCGCTCCGGGTACTGTTCTTTTATTAAGGCACAGTCCGGAAACTTGTACTTGGGGAATGTCAAATACAAGTCTCATCCGAATCATAGGTGTGCCTCTTTTCTCTGAAAAATACGGGATTAACTTTTGGTTGGGCATCTCTACTTATGTACAGAAAGATTCATATTATACTCAAACGGGGCAGTCTAAAGCATCGCTTTCAGAAGTGCGGTGATTTTCTTTTTGCCAAAACGCTGAAGAGACAAAGTCAGTGTCGCGAGGAACTCATCGTCTTCCTCGTCTGTAGAAGTGAGAATCTCAGAATCCTCACTGGTCACAACCGATGTACCTCTGATGTTCTCGTCGGTAACAGCCCCTCCTTCGTAGAGCATATTCTTAGATTTCTTGCTGTATACGGTGTGCTGGGTGAGCACGGAATGGTCCATCGTATCAGCCAGCGACTCACGCTCAACACCAGACATGCCTTGGTCGTTCTTGTAACTCACGTATAGAGTGCGGAGTGTCTGGCTGGAAGCCTTAAGGTCTGACCGACGCATCCACTTTGAGAAGGCATCAGGCGTTGTTTGCGAGGTACCATCATCAGCGGGAATAAGCCACGGAGCATCAACCGATGCCTTACGACGATTGAGAAGCACTTTCTCAATAAAATCAGAATCCAGTGTGTATTCCCGTGGCCCCTTCGTTTTATCATTCTTGTATTCTGAAATAATCCACTTTCCAGTCGAGAGGCAGAGATAGTTGGGGGGGAGTATTTCCTCGTGTTCCTCGCAGTTGGTGACAATCGCAGTGGTTGAATAATCCTGAATCCTGAATACAAACCCGCGCTGGAGTAGTTCAAGAATAATCCAAAACTTAAAATCTTTAACGGTAAGTTGCTCACTTGCTTCCACAGTTGTTCGTGATTCTTCCAGAAGTTCAAGAACACGTGTCCAGGGATAATCACGGTCTGGTGATTCCTTCTTCTGAACTGCGAAGAGAGGCTTTTCGGCCTTATACTTGGTAGCAAGAGGCATTAGATATGCGTTGTCTATTCCCTGTACTTCCAAGCATTTGCGTACAGCGGAGAGGATTGATGTTCGCGTCTTGTTATCCTTTAGCCATTCGTCCAGGTCTGCTTCGTCATACGATGGTGCCGAGCGGTACCAGCGAACATACTTGCGTACAGTGGCTGGCTTATAATCGTTATCAATGAGTGCTTGGGTGAGTGTGGCATCGTCCATGGTGTCCGGGGATTCTATCTCTATACAGAGAAAAAGGTGGACTGGCCTTAGGCCAACAAACTT